TGCTATCTTGATTACGTTGTGCTTCTAGGCGGTCTAATAGCGGTACTATTAAAAGCCGATATCCTGCACCTGCTACAATGCCTACGATAGTTAACGTCGTAAGCAAGTCGTTTAACTCAAACTGCCAAGTCCAAATGGGACATCACCTCCTTACTCTGTGCTAACTAAGGACTAGGTATATCTTATAATTCTTCTACTACAGCAGCGCCATTTAAATCATATACGCCATTACGATATTGAAGAAGTGAATTATTAAGATCTAGACTAATAGTTCTGTCCATAGTTCTTACAGTAACAGTGCCTTGATTTTTCTTTGTACTAAATGCTACGTTTTCTGGTTTTTTGATAATAAATGTTAAGCCGTTATATTTATTACTTGTTGAGTCATTATCAACGATAGTTTTAACTATATCGCTGATAATTTCTAAAGTTTCAATATCGCCTTTATTCCATTTACCTAACCAGTTAAAGGAGTCGCCATTATATCCGCTCAAGCGTAACACTAATTTCTTGCCGAATTTAGCGAATTTCGCACCTGTTGCGTCTGTGTAAGTATCATCCGCCACAGTAGGCTCGATGCCTTTAATTGAGATAGTACCTACTTCACGGTCTGCAAGGTCAAAGTAAGATACGCGGATATCATCTTCGCCAAACGCTTTGATAGGTACACGCATATTATCGCTTTCAAATACGCGTTTTTCACCGCCGTTTACAGAGACCTTAAAGTGTGGTTCACCTTTAAGGTCTAAGAATTCTTGACCGGCTACTGGTTGGAAATATTCAAGCTGTTTGTAAGTAACTCGAATTGTATCGCCTAAAAGCTCTACCAATTTAGCGAGTACTGTGTCTACGCTAGCATCAGGCAAGTACACGTTTTTTGTTTCAATAAGTCTGCTGTTTTTTCAGCGCTACCAGGGTTACCTGGGTCGCCTTTCTTGCCTTTAAGTGCATTAAGTTGTTCCGGTGTTAAGTCGCTAAATTTTAATGGGTCGCCTTTATCACCTGGGTCACCTTTAGGACCACGTAAGCTATCTAACCATGCTTGCTCATCACCTTTGAAGCCGTGAGCTACTGCGATAGCATAAGCAGATTTACCCAAGCCTTCCAACAATGGTAATGTTGTGTCTTTGTCAAATCTAAGTGTTAAAGTATTGTTTGTTTCAGCCATGATAAGTTACCTCCCCTTACTCATGCATAGAAATATCCGGCACGATCGTAATCGTACCTTGACCAATCTTTAGCCAGTGTTCATCGTTATAAAGGAACGCGTCGTAGATATAATCGCCGCCCTTTATTTTCTTCTCCGCTGACTCTTGGCCAGAAATAAAAAACCTTACCTGTTTTGACTCTACCACAGAATGTAACTCTAATATCATATTGTCATATGGGCGCTTGCGAATTTTACAAGCGCCTTTATATTGACTCAAATCCATGTCACTATCTGGTGGCACTACGTACGTGATATCAAAGTCTTGACCGGCGTGGAGTGTTAAATCTTGTTCGACCATATAGCCTCCTTATTGTTTAGCAATTACTATGACGTATAATTCACCGTAGGAATAACATTCAACGTCTTTGAATCCAGGATTAGTACCATCACTACCAGATGTAGATAAGTCTAAGTATCGGGATTCTACGATAGCTCGGCGTTTACCTTTAATCCCTATATTTACCTTATGACTGCGGTTGGTACGGAAGTACAGGTCACAGCTACCTACCCATTTAGATTTTTGTTGACTGTATTCACTATTGGTAATGGTTTTACCAACTGGAGCTAACCCGTCATCAGATATCCTAGGGATATAAGGAGCGTGGTTACTAGACTTGCAATAGCTTTCAGTCTGTACATAACCTACTGGTACAAACGTACATTGACTTTCGTTAAAGCCTTCAGGAAGTGGACACCAGTCACCATGACGTACTTTATAGATTTGAACATCGATATTTCTAATCTTAAATCCAGCTTGCATAATCGACTGAGCGTCAATACGTGAGCCTGTGATATTAGCACCTACGATGTTACCGTTAGCATCAACTTTAAATGTACCAGTGTTGTTTTGGATCGTACCGCCGATAATCTTGCCGCCTGTTACTTCGCCCAGGTTACCTGAGATAGCACTTAAGGTACTAACGTTTAGCTTATCCGCAGTTACTGCATTAGCAGATAACATCTTATTGGTAATGATGTTATTGTCAAACAGAGCGTCACCAGTTACATGGAGTAACTTACCGTCAATCCTTGTTCCTGTGGAGCTTAGATTGATACGGCTAACTATTTCATCACCATTCAAGGCTTTTAATTTAAGGTCAATCCCATTCTCTAATTGGCTAAACTGAGTAGCCATATTAGTGGTTAGGTTCTGTACTTGCGTAGAATAGGCATTAGCGGTTTGGGTAAGTTCCTTAATCTTATCGTCCATAGCCTTAATGCCAAGAGCTTCCTTATTGATTAAAGCCGGGTCAATACTAGCCGGTACTGAAGTACCAATGATATCGGAATAAACACCTTCGCCAAACACATCAACGTAAGCAACATTTACATTCAAGACACCTGGGTCATGAGGTATCATATTTACGTTTGTAGCGACGAAATACTTCTCTGTACCGATGTAAATGTTAGCCCCTATACAAGTATCTGGGATACTATCAAAGACCACGCTCACGCCTGTAATATTGCCTTTAACTTTAACATTCTTAGGTGTACTAGGTACTGCTGCGTTATAGTCGATTCTAAGAGCAGGACCATAACCTTTAACTGGATTGTGTGCATATACGAACACAGCACCTCTACGAGCCGATAACTTAATTTCAGAGCGAATATCTGTAGTCTTGGCTAGCCTATTGTTAGCTTGGCCAACATTACTATCTAGTCGCACTTCGTAGTAATCGATGTAGGTATTCTCTACTGGGTCCCATGTAGCAACGATCGTCTTACCGATTGTTACTTCACCACTTGCAGGAGCTTTAGGTGTAGCCACACTTTCAGCAGATACAGTAGCCGTGATACGTGCTTCAGCCTTACCACTTTCATTACCAGAGGTATCAATAGCAGATAACTTGAATTGGTAATTGCCAGTATTAGGAATGAAGTACGAGTAGGATGTACCGCCTATGTGTTTAATAAGAACTACATCATTACCATCATATAGCCGATATCCATATAGGTCAGCTTCTGCATTAGGTTCCCACGATAGATGAAGTACACTGCTATTTACTGCGTCATGAGTAATGGTAAAGCCTTTAGGTGTAGCCGGTGGTATTTCTTTACCATGAACGTATACGGAACGCTCAACGCCTTCATAGGCAGCACCGACTTCATTGGTACATACAATCTTGACATCGTAGTTAACATCAGTAGCTACGCTTGGAATAGTCACGCTAGTAGCACTACCATCTAATACCTTAAACTGTTGCCACTCTTGAGTGGTGATAGGCTTGTAATAAACGATGATATTCTTGGCCACTTTATCACGTGGTAATTGCCATGTGCCATTGATATCACACAATACTGTACCGTCCTTTAATGTCTTAGTATCAGCTAAGAGCACTAGGTTAATAACCTTAAGTACATCTGACTGCGTAGTGTAGTCAATGATAGGAACTGCCCCATCATCACCTGCGTATAGCTCAGGATAGTATTCAATACAGGATATCTTGCGCGTCATTTCAGAGTTTGACTTACTGATGGATAATACCCTAAATGGTTTAGCTTCCTTAGTTGCTTCACCATAGGTGTATAGATCATCAGTTTGGATAACTACATTCTTAGCAAGAGTTAATGTATTACCGCTTGCGCTTGCCACGTCATAAGACTCTAATGCATCCGTAGTAGCATTACGTACCATAAGTCGGTATGTCTTACCCTGCTCGAATGTAACCTCTCTATCTAGGACTACCTTGTTACCTGTAGCAGATACTACACGGCCACCTTGTCCCCAGTCTGTCACATCGTGTTGTAATAGAATTACATCACCTATTGTGCACGCTATGGCGTCTGTGAAAGCTTCAAAGGTACAAGTACGCACTTCGTACTTATTCGCTCTTAGGTAGTGCTTAGCGTAATTATAGGCTTGGTCTACGTTATCACATCCCATGAGTTCTACTTGCGCAGGACTAGCAAGAGATGTAGTTACGTCATATTCTTCGCTGAATACCGGAAGTACGTCACGTTCATAATCCTTAGCCTTATTAAGGAAGGATACCTCGATAGCGTTTGCCCTAGAATGATGCTGAGCCTGGAACTTCCATTAACCGATCAAAGGAGTCCATCTTGATATTGCCTACAGTAAATAACTGAGTAGGTGTAGCAGCATAGTCATAAATACAACTGAATCGAGTACCTAGAGGGATTACTTTACCTCTGCCTACGTTCTCAGCATATTTAAGCGCATCCCATACTTGGCTAGCACTGTCATAGATGTAGTTAAATGTAATATGCTTCTCGTCGCACTTATCAGCCCAAGCCTTAAATGCATCGTATACGAAGCGTTCACGAGGAGCGCCTTTAACTACATACTCATCGCCAATCTTTCGGCAATGATGAAGGATATCATAGCAAGCCCACGCAGGGTTATTAGCCGGCTTAGATTCATACGCTCCAGTGTAGGTGTTAAATACCCATACTGTTTTACGCTCTTGTAACCAGGTCACGTTTGGATCATTACCATTTAATTGGTCAGTCGCTAGTGCCTTAATACCTATAAGTACTTTGCCAGGGTGAATGAAATCATCGTAAACAATCTGGGTTAACTGTGACCAGTATACTTTGTTCACATGGCGGTTAGAGTTGCCGTCCTTATGTGCACATCGCATACGCACTTCATACTGGCCAGGTTCCTTTACATCGAACCGGAACACACGATAGATAGCTTTATTGGATTTATCCCTAATAGTACCTGAGTACTTACTTGTATCAATAGGCGTATTGGAATGGCTAAATAGTCGGTACCATCTACCGTCTTTCTTTTCAACCATGCCCTCTTGGCCACCATTATTACTGAGCGGTAAAGATATCCATTCAGCTGAGCCCACTTTACGATAGCCACCTTCAATAGTGACTGATGTTTCACTTAGTCCGCCCTGGTCGTTTGAATAGTACAAACCATTAGGGAGAGATACTGTAACCTCTAACGCAGTAGATAAGTTACCTTGCGTTTGATGGATTGACCAGTCATTTGTAAGCTCATAGGTCAATGGTTGGTCAGCGTAGTTATCATTAAAGTTAGGGATAACTGTTTGGTCATTCGTACCTAATCGAATATCAACTTGCACATCCTTGTAGTTACCTACAGGGTTACCATTTAATTTGATATTAGAGATGGAGTCTATAGGACCTTCGCCAGCGCAGTATAGTAAGTTAAGGTACTGCTTACTGCCATCACTAATTACATGACGAGAGATAAGCATGCCTGCGCTTTTGCACTTACCATAGGTAATTGCTAACGGATGACCTTGGCCAACTATCGTTTGTGACCCTTGCCACCCATAAGTAGCTGACTGCTCTGTATTTGAGCTATCAGTCTTAGGTGCCGTCAGTTTAGATATGATCGTGTTACCAATCATACCGATAGCCATGGCAGCCAATGTACGACCTAATACGCTAGTAATACCAAAGATAGCACCAGAAGCAATCCCTGCAGTCGCAATAGATAAGCCGATAGATAACAAGATACCAAGCACTTGCTTTTCTAATTTAGGTAATACCACTACATAGGATTCATCTGTAGGTAATGCGGTATCGTCTACTAATTCACCATTGATGGAGTACACCCAGTTACCTGGCTCAGTGAAATACTGGTTAAGTTTCTTACCTTCAACAAAAGGCACAAGGGTCTCTTGTCTAGTGGTAAGGTCGAATGGATTTCGAGCAATTACTAATCTAATCATTATTGAGCCTCCTTGTGCCTGTACATTCCCAATATACGTTTTCTTAATCTGTCCATTGGTACGATACATACACCTGCATATTCTGTGGAGTGTATCATCTTACCTTCGCCTACATACACGGCTACATGGTCAGCATTATTACTGTAGAGGTTCATAACAATTATGTCCCCTACTTCCGGTTCCTTGACTTCGTGCCAAGGAGAGTTCATATCTGGCCAATATGTCATATACGGCCCTAGTTGAATACCTACTCTTTTGTACACCTCTACCACAAGCTCCCAACAAGGTAACTCTTTCCACGGAGTACCTACTAGGTTATTTAGAGTTAGACGCATATAAGCCCCCTTGTGGTATTGTTGGCTCACCGCCAAATCTAACGCTGTTATTTAGCTCACGACAGCGTTTTAGAGTTTTGTTGCATGATTGTGCGTAACCTTTGTAACCGCACTCTACAGACTTAAATTTGAAAGGACAGTAGTCTTTCATAACCCTAACAGGTGGGAACCTACGAGAGAATGAGAAGTCTGTGCCCAATGTGAACACTACCCAATCTGCTTTAGATTGGGATGCATTGATGATAAACGTTTCTTCCAGTTCAATAACGTCCGGTAGGTTAGTATTGAAGATACGAATATTGACCTCACAATCTGTGAGGCCTTTATTCTTTTCTACTAACCGTTGGATCGTACCGGTCACATTCGCTACGGAGAGTTTAACGTTTGGCATCTGCTTCGTGTCTTCATTGATATCCTCTAGCTTGAATGGGAAGGCTGTATACTGCTTACCCGCTAAGGTTAAATCCTCTGTGTTGTTCACAAGAAGGATATTGCCTTCAGGGTGGTGCAATTCAAGCGCCATTACCCATGCACCAGTGGAGGATATCTTATTCTTTTCGATAATTGATGCAGTTGATAACGTTAACATCTAAGCCTCCTGTAACTGAATTGAACCGGTCCAAGTCCCGTAGTCACTAGCTGAAAAATGGAGTTGGTCAGCGAACCTTACTCTAATCTTGGCCAGTGTTTCAGGGTGTGTCCAAAGGAATATCTCTGCAGTATTTACCTGGTCGAAGAAATTTCTTAAGCGGACATACTCTGTAGTTGGGATTTTATAATTCACTGAATATGATCGTAATGCCTTCGTAGTCTTACGATGGGTTAACATCGTCATGTTTTCCACCTGAGCCTTACGAGTCACATCGGGTGTAGTTTCATCGATAGGGTATATCGGATATCTAATGTTTGGGAATTCTAACATACGCTATACTGCGGCTGCCTTAATGGCATCACGCATACCTCCTTTGTTTGTCATAAGACTAGATACTACGACATCAACTATCATTTGTTCGCCGTCAAACTTAGTCTCTTGTTGTTGGCTATCTAGTTGTTGGCCAGATTGATTAATGATATTAACCGTTACCTTACCTGCTCCGTCACCACCAATCATCTTACGTGTTTGGCTCGCATTATAAATGCGATGTGAAGAGTTAAACTGTAAGAGCTCTGGACCATTTTCACCAACAAGAGTCATACCTGCAGGAGCGATACCACCGCTTGCGAACTTACCCATACTGTTACCAGTAAACGCAGCACCGAAGGAACCGCCACCAGAGAATGAAGACACATTCCCATGACCTACACCAATAGCACCGATACCGCTTACCACTCCCCAAATAGGCTTTGTAGTTTAGGCTGTACGTACTGTTGGAAGGATAGGTTGACGAGCATTTTTAAAAATACTGTTTGTAATATCTTTAAAGATATTTTTAAGACCTTTACCGAATGACTCAGCGCCAGTTGCGATGCTTTCCAAATGGCTAGTAAAGGAAGAGTTGATACTGCTCATCGTACTATCAAAAGTAGACTTCGCTAGGTCACCATAATTTACGACTTGTTGGTTATACTGTCTAGCACCTTCAGCAAGGCTAGTACGTAAGTTACGTCCTGCAGCCTCCCATAGTTTTTGCTGAGCTTCAACTAGGTTCTTCTCAATTTGTAAGCGTTGTGTAGCGCTTAATTGAGCCTCGTTAAGTTCAGATTGAGCATAAGTAATGTAAGACTTAAGAGATTCATCAAGTACCTTATCTGCATCCTCTTGAGATACACGGCCAAGCTTGACTAGATTAGATTGCTTATCTACATCTTCGTTGAGTTGAGTGTATGCTAACTCACGAATTTTCTGATTAGTCTCAGCAGTAAGCTTTAACTTCTCAGCATTAGCTTTCTTCTCAGCTAGTGTCTTGTCACCAACTGCTTTTGTATACTCACGAATGTTATCGTCAATCTGAGCTTGTTGGGCTTCAGATTCAGCCTTGATAAGTTGCAAGCGATCGCCAGTACGTTCAAGGTCTAACTTGACGATATCCTCGTTCATCTTGCGAACGCGTATCTTTTGGTTACGTTCAGCTTCAGCAAGTTTCTTTTGGTAGACTTCCTCATTCTTAGCCTTAGCTTCTGCGACTAAGTTAGAATCAGCAAGTGCCTTAGCGTTAGCATTTTTTAGCGCATCATTAGAAGCACCACTGCCAACACCAGTAGGAGCACTACCGCCATAAGCCTTAGCATATAGCGCTGTATCTACATAACCTGTTACAGCACCGAAGTCACCTTCAATAGAACTAGATTGAAGTACTTGACCAGGGCCATAACCACCAGGTCCGTGAGAGTTAGCCCCAGTATAACCACCGTTACCATCGGCAATGACTACATGGTTATCACCAAGTACGACTACACCGTCACCGGCTTTAGGGACGTATCCGTCGCCTGGGTCGTGCCATGCACCAACCGCTCTAGAATCACGCATTATGTCCGGTACATATCTAGCAGTACTAACGCCGAATGATGCTCTGATACTATCTGCGAATAGCTTACCGCAGTCTGTAGCCCAGTCACCTTCAGCACCTAATACGTACTTCTTGCCTAATTGAGCATTGGCTGCATCTAATACACTTGAAGCTTCGCCAGTACCACCACCGCCACCATTTAAGCCGGCAGCGGAACGAATAATATCTCGAATGTTCTTATTATTAGATTCATATTGATTCTTTGCGTTTAGCTTATCAATTTCGTATTGACTACCGTCAATCTCTAAAGATTGAAGTGTAAGACTACGAATGAGCTCGTTAAGACGTTCTACAGAGCTTGCCAATTTCTCGGCTGCTTGCTCTGCCTTTTTAGCTGCTGCCTCTTGGGCTTTAGCTGCCTTACCTGCTTCCTCATTAGCCTTATTGATAGCTTCATTATTAGTCAGACCGTTCTTAGCATTTTCGATTTCTTGCTCCATCTTAGCTTGCTCTTCATCGGCTTTTTTCTTCGCAGCATCTGCCGCTTCCTTAGCCTTGATTGCAGCATCGATTTGAGCTCCCTCTTCTTTAGTTGCTAAACGATCGTTCTTAATGAGTCCGAAGAAAGCACTATCTTCTACCCAGTACCGCCCGTCTTTGTTAGCCATATATGCAGCATTAGTACCTGGTGCATTGAGGTTCTTATGAGCTCTAAGCCCATTTACATCAACGCCTAGGTCTGTACCTTTAGTAGCTTCCTTATAGCGGTAATCAAGTAGTGCTTTACCTGCAAGACCGATAGCGGTAGCCAATGCAAGCCAAGGACCTGCGGCCGCTATTGTAGCCAATCTCATGAACTTCAATGCGCTCGTGATAGATTGGATAGCAGTGATAGCTATGCTTGCTTCTAGGCCAAATTTAAGAAGTCCTGAGATAGCTTCCTTTTGCTCGGTTGCTAACTCGCTATATGTCTTAGTAAGATTAATGGCACCTTGTGCATATTCCATAACGACAGGTAGTAATTCTTGGCCAATCATAATAGCCAATCTCTTACCTGTCTGTTCCATATCTTTTAACTGCCGATTAAAGGATGCGGACTTTTGAGCTGCTTCATCATTGATGATAAGCCCCATTGCTCTAGCACGGTCTTCGACTTGCTTCATTGCCTCAGCGGACAAATTCAGCATGCCGTGAAGTTGGTACCCTGTTTTACCAAACAGTTCCATTTCAACCCGTGTCTTTTCGGCACCGTCTTTCATGTTCCTTAATCGGTCTTGAATAATAGAGAACACTTCAAGAGTATTCTTGCCTTGAATCTGATCAATGCTAATACCCAAACGACTAAACATATCAGTCGCTAGCTTGCCTTCAGCTGATGCAACTTGCATCTTGTCCTGAGCAGTAGAGACTGCCTTAGCAAATTTAGCAAACGCTACTGTACTTACATCAGTAGCAACGCCCATATAGTTAGCCACAGATATAAATGTACTTGCTTGTTCTGCAGTTGCACCTGTTAAGGATTGCATCTTCTTAACTGACAAGTTCCAAGATAGCGCCTCTTTTGCAAGTTTAGTGCCTAACCCTGCAATGCCAGCACCTGCACCTATGGCAAATAATTCATTCTTTAACTTTGAAAGCTCTGCAACTGTTCCCTTAGAGGTAGCGGCGATTTTCTCTAAACCGGCTTGCGCGTTCTTGTCGGTCAGTTGCACTATGATATCTACTACGTTATTCGACATCCTTATTCATCGCCTCCATTTCTAAACCCTCTAATATCCACATAAGACTAAATAACATAGGATTTAGGTTGATGTTATTTCATCTCTGCCACCGTACGTATAGCAGGATAGTCAAACCCTGCTAACCCTCCAGAGTGGTAAATACGTTGACTACGTGATAGGTTGTACAGCTTCATAGCCAGTTTTGAACCGAATAATAGGCGTGGTGGGTTATAGTCACACTCGGAGCAGTCGAAGGACTGCTTTGTAGCGGTCTGTAATTCCTTACATCCCTGGCAGTACTTCGGCTTATCCGAGGACATCCACCTCCACGCCTCTTCTAGTTTTTTTCTGTTTCTTCTTGTAATTGATAGGTCAATGTAATAACTTCACCTGCGAAGGTCATTGCATCCTTATCACTTACTGTATTGAGTTCTTCATCTGTGAGCTTGTATACGTCAGTTAAGATGAAACGCATAATGTCACGACTACGAACGATAGATGCTACTTGATCATCAACATCTACTGGGCAATACACGAAGTCTAAACCAGCTTTGATTAAGTTATCACGTTCAGTCCATGTAAGGGCTCTCGGCTGTAATTCTTTACCTTGAAGATTCATAGATACCTCCTAATGAATTAGATTAGTAAGAAGCTTGGCTGTTAACCAATTCAAATACTACTGCGGATTGACCTGCATCATCGCCATAGTATGCTTTGAATGGAAGTTCGATATTTACGCCTTTAGGACCATCAATACCTGGGGAGTTACGTTCGTAAATCAACTCAGGTAATTTAATAGTCAAGGAGTTAGTACCTTTAGTAAGCGTTAATTCCAAGCTAGATTCAGTACCATTTACGGCTTTATTTAATAGATCCATATTTTGGAAGAAGGCTTTAATAGTACCGGATACGCCGATAATACCTGTATCGATGTAAGTACGGAAGCCTTTACCACCGATAGCATAAGAGTCACCGTCCAAGCCGAAATCGATATCAAGGCTCATGGACAATACATTCGCTACAGTAGCGCCACCTTCTTTTATGGTGGCTTCGAGGTTTTCGAATGGAGTGAATGCAATAGACTTAGGTGCAGTATCGAAGGGTACCGCTGCCATAGTTTCTTTACAACCCATTACATCGATAGATGCAGTCAATTCAGCATCACCGCCGAAGTTCAAGGACATCTTATTCATACGTACGCCAGAGAACTGTTGGTAAGTACTAATGTCTTTATAGCCTTGTTCAAAGGTAGCAGATGGCATATCTGGACCAATTTTAAATACATGTTTTTTACCAGAACCTTGAGCTGTTGTAGTTGGAGCACCAAAGCCTAGTTTTAACCAATAGCCAAATCCTAATACATCAACTGGTGGCACGATGCTACCGGATGTATCGATGTTACCGCGACTAGGTGCCGCAGGATTACGTGTGCCTCGAATAACAGAGGAGTCATTCAAGTTTTGGCTTGCCTTCAAAGAGGAACTGATAATTGGCATTACCACGCCACCAGTAGATGGAGTAGTACCGAAGTCAGTTTCAAAGGCCATTGTAAGAGAAGATTGTGCACCTTGTGCACGTTTAGCAACTGCCATATTTATCCTCCTAATATTCAACATTACCGCCAATTACATGCGGTATTTCTATAGTGTATGTGGCTTTGCCTGGATAGACAGGACGCCACGAGATATTGTCGTTTCGTAGTCAATGTTAATGACTGGGTAGTTAGGGTTAACTGCCATGATACATTCAATGAGAAGTTGGCCAAGTTCGTCACACTCGAACGCTCCAGTGTATTTAATTACACGCCCTTCACGTTCTGCCTCAGCTCTTACTATCCCCCATACGAGTTGGAGTGTGTAAGAGTATGAACTAGCCAAGCCTTCGGACTTGTTATCCATCATAATGATCACGCATGGACAATCTTCCTCAAGAGGTGCGCCCGCATCATCATATCCGATGTAAATCCCTAAGTCCTTTCCGAAGTGCTTCATGCAGTAGTCGGTAATCTTCTGATTATCCTTAACCGCTTCCGCCCATCTGTTAGCAATGACCGCTAGTGGAATAGTTTGCATTGCTACCTCACTTTATATGCTCGTCTACTAGATGCGAACTGAGTGCTTTTGCCTAGTGCATATTCACCGATTTTAGACTCTAGGTAAGGTACCAACTTAGGCTGTAGGGCAATCCGCATAGGACCAAACGTTTTACGAGGTTTAATCCTAAACTCAGACTTTCCTTTAGCAAGTTGAAAGCCACCGGCAAATAATGTCTTACGCATTGGCTCTGTAATTTGTTTTGTAAAGCCACGCTCAATCTGTTCGCCTAATCGTTTAGCAGACGATGATAACCACCCTACTTTTACAGATTGCGACTTAGCGTCGTATTGGTAACCAACAGCTCGATACATCTTACCGAGTGGAGTATATCCGACTGTAGTTTCCTTTACGCCACCGGCTATAAGTTGAGCTCTGGACTTTAATCCCCAACCTTCCTTATCAGCCTTACCGCCATCTTTATAGGCACGCCTTACTTTAGCGCCAAATGCTGCCTCGAATTGTGCCCTCATAGTAGGTGGCATGAAGTTCGCATATTTTTGGCCACCAGGTGAACCGGATTTAATACCCGCCTTGATTTCCTTCTGCATTAACCATCCGAGTGACTTCATCGCTTTCCTAGTCCAATCTGGCTTAGTCTTAGCTATAAATTCAAGGTACGGTGTTGCAGTGTCAACGATAGCAAGAGGTGAGTTACTCATGGTCTTACCGTCCTAACGTTGGCCACAATTTCAAGACAGTGCATTTTAGCGTCGCTATCGGAGATATGATCCACATACCACTTCTTACCATTAATGTAGATTACATCTTTAGTCTTAGGTAGTGGCACGTCCTTAGTTCTAACCCATACCTTAGCCTTATCAGCTAAGCCAGTTACAAATCCTGAACCCTTGCCATCATACTCACCGATTTCTACGCTAGCCTTAATCTGCTTACCTTCATATGTTATTTTTTCGCCAAATACATCGAGTAAGGCGCTTTCATCATAGGTCAGCATAAGTTATACCTCATAGGGTTAAGCGGACCGTGTGGCCCGCATTTCCGTTAAAATACAATGATTAGTTTTTCAACATTACTGTTACAGTATCTTGAGTAGCAGTTTTAGGTTCTACTGCAATACCCAATGGTTTACCGCCTGTTTTAGCAGCTTTACCAGAAGCGAAGTTTACTGCATCACCTACAGCGTATGTATCAGCTTTAGTAGCGTCTACTTTGAATACGCCAGTAACTTTCAAGGCACCCATTTCGCCAGTTTTGATATCAGTCACAGCTACACCATGAAGTGCACCTGCTTCTACGATATCGCCGGCTTTAATATCTGCTGTTGCCACGTAGTTGATTCGGTCTGTTTCATATACGAATTTTGCCATATGTATTTACCCCCTAATTATTTACCTGCGTTTTTATATAAACCACGGAAGTCGATAGCGTCTACACCTACATCAAATGCCACTTTGTATTCGATACCATCTACTTCGAAGCCTTGACGAGTTTCAAGACGTGGAGTTTCAACACCGTTCAAGTAAGTAACATCAATAGTGTCATGTTGAGTAGCATCAGCAACTAAGTACCAAGCATCTGGGTCAGTCAATTCTGCATCAGATACAACGATGAAGCGACCTTTGTAAGGATTAACTACACCGGAGTTTACACCGTCAACTGCTGCAGTAGAGTTAACGATTTGGTATGCTACCATTTCAAGTTCTGGAGGAACTACTAAGTATTTAGGTGTGATGTTAAGAGTAGCTTCCTCTGTGATACCTTTTGGCGGCGCATAGCAGTAATTGCTTTAGCAATTGCTTTAACGGATAAAGCTTCACCAGTTTCAGCAACGTTACCATGTTTAGAGTTAAACAATGCTACACCATCTTGCATTTTAACGTTACCAGTTAATTGAGCGTATACCATTTTGTTTACCAAGCGTTTAGCTGCGGAACCGTATTTAGTAGCAATTTTGGAGAACAAGCCTAAGTCATCATTGATGATCGCTTGACGAGTTAAGCTGAACAATTTACCATAAGTAGCCACTTTAGTACGAGCGGATGCCTCACCTAGGGAGTCTTGTTTTGAATTGGCCACCTTTCTGGAACTAATTCAAGGTTGCCTGCTTCAGACAATGCATTAACGCGCAGCTTCTTTTGAAGTCACGGTTAGAGCCTTTTACCCGCCCAGATTTGGTAAGTAGTTTTCAGCTTCGTTAAAGCCTACCATTACTGGATTTTATTAGCTAAGTTTAGACATGATTGCAGGGAATGTAGATGTAGAATTAATAGCTGCACGAGCCAATTCCATGTTATCGCCGAAGTTAGCTTTTAAGCCTTCACGTTGTAAAGCTTCACGTGCTAACTCAACCATAGAGTGACCACGTAATTCTTGTGCACCTGGTGCAGCGTCAGCTACAGGGATACCTGCTGCCATCAATACTGCGTCTTGTGCAGCTGCACGGAATTTATCGCTTTCAGCTTCGCCCATTGTTACGGACACGCCTGCGTTACGGGCACGTAATTGGGCCATAACCATTTCACGTGCTTCGTCAACGGATTTGCCCAATACGATTGCTTCGTCTGCGCCTTCAACATCGAAGTCGCGGAACATAGCTGTAATTTCGGAAGTACGTTTACGTTCTTCCTCCATAGCTTTAGCTAATTGTTCCTTTGTGATACCGCCTTCAACTGGGGCGGATTTCACTTCTGGAGTTTCAGTCAATTTTTCTTTTTCATCCATACCTTTTTGTTCCTCCTGTGTGTCAATACTTGTATGAATTTGAATATCATCTGCACTGCGACCTACGCCGACCGTAGGGTCTGCAGGTACGGATACAATGCTGATTTCTAAAGGTTCCCAATCTGTGATGACGTATGCATCCGGTCCAGTGAAACGGCCATTCGTGGATGTAGTACTATCATCTTCAAGAAATTCATAGCGTTTAATAGTGTAGCCAACGCTAACACCTTGAAGCGTACCGGATTGGACTTTCTTGAATATGGCGTCGGACTGTTCATCTTCGTCAAAGCGTACTAGCGCTTTACCTCGATTATCTTCAATCCACACCTTTTCAATGTGCCCCACGACCGCATCACGATCATGGTTAAATAGCACGGTGCCTAAGCCATCGTTAAATCTATCGAGATTGATACATTCTTCATCATGGCATAGGATTTCATTGCCGAACCAACGGCCATATGGCGTTTCGGAAGAGAAGGAAAGTTCTACCGTCCGATTGTCGGAGTCGACTTGGTCAATCGTAGATTCACGGCAATAGTTACCCTGAACGCTACGTTTTTCGTTTTCGTCCATTGTTAGCCATCAGCTCCTTCCTGTGATTGTTGGACGTTATTGTCACTATCTGGGTCCATCAATGGTTGCAACTCACTGGAATAATCAAGTAACACACCAAGCTCCTTGGCCCTATCCTGTTCAAGTTTCCGTTGTTCAAGAACTTCCTCCCAATCACGACCGGATGCTGCGCACACGTCCTCTAGGGTTGTAAGACCAGATTTGATAGCTTCCTTATTGGCGTTAACCTCTTTTACTGGGTCAATCCAAGACCACCCTGGAGCAAGCCAAGATACCTCTTGGTATTTGTCTTTGTTCGCTAGGTAATCTGGAGGTAGTTCACCAGATAAATAGAGTGCATCAATAAAGGCTCTCCAAATTGGCATACAGAAGTGTGCGATAACAAACTCTTGTAATTGACGGAACGTCTTTTGGTCCTCTAACAGGTTCTGACGTGCGGCCGAGAAGTTACCAGATATATTACGCGCTACGATGTCAGCGCTCATACCAAGACCGGACGAGATACGTCTAGTCTGAGTTGCCGAGTATTCGCTTGCAGTACCCAG